AGAACTATGGTGATATGAAGCCTTTGAAATTATAATATGATATTTATAATATAAGGAATGAACCATGAACATAAATGCTTTAATTAGAGAATGGGCTTGGCGTGTCAATAATGGAATGCCAGATCCTAAAAATCGAAATCACATTGAATTGCTTAAGTCAGTTTTAAGAGCTCACAAATATCCAGAAGAGTTTATAAGAGAATATTTAGAAAATATTACTAATGGTTCTCCACTAAATGAGGGAGCAGACACTTCTGCTACAACTTTATTTCATGAAGTTATTACTGGAATTTTCACAGTTAATCCATCTGCAAAAATTGAAACTGGTGCTGATGTATTATCATACTTTAAAGATGGTACAATCAAAGCAGTAAATTCAGGCCTTACAACCCTTGATATAGAAAGTCTTTCTCAAGCAAGATACCTAAATGCAGATACTATTCCAAAACCAAAAATAATATCTGATGCTAAATCTGTTGCAAACAAACTCCGATCCCAATTTGGTCAAGCTAAATTAGTATGGTGGACAGGTCCTACAAATGATGCTTCTGATTTCGGTGCTGCTGATATAGTTATTGATAAAAAATATGGTGTTTCTCTTAAATATGGGGCGGGGCAATTAAAAAATCTTACTGTGAATTCTTTCGCACAAACTGTATTAGGATCTAAGCCTGATGTTAATATTATGAAAGATATAATGAATACCTATTCCAAAGACTTTGATAAAATGACAAGAGATTGGATGGCATTATTTGTTAAAGAAATAGGCCATAGTAAAAATAAAGAAGCTATAAAGTTAGCAAAGAAATTAAATTCATCCGCAAAAACTTGGTCAACATACCAGAAGCAAAAACTAACTATTAAAGAAATAGAGTTACTAGTTGATGCTGCTGATATGAAAGGTGTGAATCCAGGTAAGATCCAAAAGAAAGGTCTTAGATACCTTTGTAAGAAATTATTCGAACTTCGCAAGTGGCCTGAATGGTCTAAACAAAGAAATGTTCATTTTAATAAAATATTTGGTGGATTTTTCAGAGGTGTAGAGTCTGAAATAAAAGATGGTTTAGGTAGATTATTTAAGAAACAATTATCTGTACAGGAATATGATTTATACTATGCAGCAAAAGGTGGTAAAGATTTTAAATATATACCTGGTGAGAAATCTTTTGATGAATTAACCAAAGACCTTCAATTTTCTTATGCATATAATCCATCTGGTAGTGGTTATGAATTTGTTTTAAATATTCTAAATGCATCTGGTAAACAATTAGGTTCCATATCTATTAAGTTCAGATGGAAAGATGGTCAAATGAATGGAACTATTGTATCTACCTCAGATGCTAAGTGGTTGGTTAAAGACTGGTCAGAAATTATTCCGGGTGCAAAATAAATGAGAACCCAATTGCTTTGTACATTTGCCTATGATAAAGAGCTAGCAAAAACTGTTAATGATATTACATCAAATCATAATGTTCTATATGGTAAGGTTTTTATATTGAGCAATGCTGACAATGAGAAAGAGTATATGTGTACCTATAATGTAGAGTCAGAATCAAACTTCAACCTATTGGACCATACAATTTCTTTGCATAGAAAAAAACAGACGAATACCCTATATACTATAAATGCATTAAATACCCTGATTAAACTTATGAATAATAATATCCTTGACACTTCCTATAAAGTGGAGTGGGAAAATTATCAGGATTCGCTACTGACAACCAACGACGAAGGCCTAAAGCGTATAAGTACAAAAGTCCATGATATAGTGTATATAAAGGAAAAACCTTAAATACCGAATTTTGAAAATTTATTTGGGGCTGATTTTTTCTCCCTATAAATTTTTTTATGTCGAAAAGATTTCTTATATTGAGAAGTAATAATTAATAAATAAAGAATGAATTATGAGTAAACTACTGATTTCAATATCACTATTTTTTACGGGCCAAGCAATGGTCTGGTTTCTTAACAACGGTCAATTTCTATGGCCTTGGTTTAAACGCAACCCCTTATTATTATCTTTGTTCGGCGGTTCTATGATATCCTATTCGTTTATTATAGCAACAAGATTTGCTGTTGAACATTTCGAAGGTCAATTATGGCCTGGTAGATTCCTTGGTTTTGCTTTAGGGATAGGTTCTTATGCCTTATTTACTTGGTACTTCATGGACGAAGGTATTAATGCAAAGACTGCTACATCGTTAATTTTGGCAACGGGTATAATATGTGTTCAACTTTTTTGGAAATAATTAACGTAAATTTAACGTTAAACATCGTAGTAATAACATTATATTGATTATATTAGTAGAGTATAAAAAATGGAAAGTATGCAATCACAATTAGGTTATGCGTGTATCAATACGCAACTTCGCAAGTCTGGTATATTTACCAGCCGGACAATGGTCAAACGGACATTTCAGTCCAAAGGTATTTCTTATGCCTCAGAACTAGCTTTAGCTAACGCCAAAGATCTTGTAGAAATTATCAAGTGGAATCATGCTAATGGCATCAAGCTATTTCGTATGTCCTCTGGTATGTTTCCGTGGATGTCGGAGTACCAGCTATCGGATTTACCAGATTATACTAAAATTTCAAATGTACTAAAAGGTGCAGGTTCTCTGGCTAAAACATACGGTCAGCGGCTATCATTCCACCCAGGTCAATTTGTAGTATTAGCTTCTAAATCGGATACGGTAGTGGAAAATTCTATCGGGGAATTAAATCAACACGCAGAAGTTATGGACTTACTAGGTCTACCCCAATCACATTATGCAAAAATCAATATACATATTGGTGGGGCTTATGGCGACAAACAATCGGCAATGGCTAGGTTTTGCAAAAACTTCAAACGTCTTAGTCCTGGTGCGCAAGCCCGTCTAACCGTGGAAAACGACGACAAAGCATCTATGTTTTCTGTGGTAGATCTCTATCATGGTGTCCACAAAGTAATTGGTATTCCTATAGTCTTCGACTACCACCATCACAAATTCTGCACAGGGGATCTTACAGAAAAAGCTGCACTACACTTAGCTGCAGAAACATGGCCAAAAGGTATCAAGCAATGTGTACACTATTCCGAATCTCGTAGGCGGGAAAAATCTTTGGTAGTAGAAAACTTTCTAACCAAAAATAATGTTCTAATGGAAAACATCTCGGAATATCCTACCATGGAAAAGCTTTACAAAGAAAGCCAAAAAATCAAAGTCCAAGCTCATTCGGACTACATAGTGGATCCAATTAATACTTGGGGCTTACCATTGGACATAATGGTGGAAGCCAAAGCAAAGGAATTAACCGTTCAGGAATATACAAATATTATTGAACATTAACCACCAGATATTTTTTTATCTGGATTATTTTTATTATATTTAAGTAACTATTAACAATTAAAGGAGCAATTCAATGGCAATTGATTTAAGCGCAATCCGTAACAAATTAAACGGATTACAAAACACAAACAATCGGACTTCTAACTTATGGAAGCCAGAACCAGGTAAAAACCAAGTTCGTATCGTACCTTACCAATTCAATAAGGAAAACCCGTTTTTAGAGTTATTCTTTCATTATGATTTGGGTAAGAAAAATTACTTATCTCCAACAACTTTTGGGGATGCAGATCCAGTAGTAGAGTTTGCAGAGCAACTTAAGTCTTCTGGTAATTCAGACGACTGGAAATTAGGGAAAAAACTAGAACCTAAAATGAGAACTTATGTTCCTGTATTGGTTCGAGGTAAAGAATCTGAAGGTGTTAAACTTTGGGGATTCGGTAAGCAAGTTTACCAGGAATTATTAACCTTTATAGCTGATCCTGATTATGGTGATATTACAGATCCTACTTCTGGTAGAGATATTGTAGTTACTTTTACCCCACCAGAAGGAAGTGAAAGATATCCTAAGACTACAATTATGGTTAAACCTAATGTAACACCAGCTACTCAGGATAAGAACATTGCAGATAAAATTATGAATGGTCAAGAAGACATTTTTAATATTTACCGCAAATGTACCTATGACGATCTTAAAATGGCTTTACAGACTTGGTTAAATGGTGGAGAGGAAGCTAATTCATCAACATCAGCTGCACCAGCACAAACAGCTGCTCCGGTCAGCACTACTAATGTACCATCAGATGTTACAAAAACAGATAATATTTCGGCAGCTTTTGACGATTTATTTAATGATTAATAGAGGTTTTATTTATGGCTAAGATTGATAGAAATGACGACCTTGCAGGTGTGTTGGCGGATTCACTAAATAAAAAATTTAAAGACTTTAAAGTTGCTTATTTTTTAGATGGTACTGAGGATACTCCAACAGATTTGACTGAGTGGATTAGTACAGGTTCTAGTATATTAGATCTTGCAATATCTAATCGCAAAAATGGTGGTTTACCAGTCGGCCGAATAACAGAACTAACGGGCTTAGAAGCTAGTGGGAAATCCCTACTAGCTGCCCATGTTCTGGCTAACACCCAAAAGAAAGATGGTTTAGCAGTTTATATAGATACTGAGAATGCAATGAATGAAGAGTTTGCAAGATGTATTGGTATAGATGTAAGTAAAATGTTATATGTTCAATTGGAAACAGTAGAAGATATTTTCGAAGTTATAGAAAACATTATTACGAAAGTTCGGGAATCTAATAAAGATCGCCTAGTAACAATCGTAGTTGATTCTGTTGCAGCTGCTACAACAAAGGTAGAACAATCCGATGATTTCGATCAGACTGGTTGGGCTACACAAAAAGCCATTATTCTTTCTAAAGCAATGAGGAAGATAACTCAGATGATTGGACGCCAAAGAGTATGTTTGGTATTTACCAACCAGTTAAGAGTTAAATTGGGTGCTATGTTCGGTGACCCTTACACTACTTCAGGTGGTAAGGCTATTGGATTCCATGCTTCATGTAGATTAAGACTTAAAGCTGCTGGTCAGATTAAAACTAAAATAGCTGGTAAAGACCAGGTTATTGGTATTAAGACTAAAGCTCAAGTAGTTAAAAACAGAATGGGACCACCTTTAAGAACCGCAGAATTCAATATCCTTTTTGATAGTGGTATTGACGATTATGGTTCATGGCTTCAAATTATGAAAGATAATAAATTAGTATCTCAAGGTGGTAGTTGGTATACATATACTGACAGTGTTACCGGGGAAATTATTAAGTTTATGTCTAAAGAGTTTGAAGACAAAATACTTTCAGATCCAGAAAGAAAAATTAGACTTTACGATGAAATTTGTGAATCTATGATTATGGACTATAAAACAGATCAAATCGGTATTGATGATTTAGAAATAGGTGATGGCGATGTGCCAGAAGCATAGGTAAAAACTTAACGTAAAGTTAACGTAGTTTATCGTATTTTTAAATTTAAAATTCTTATATTAGACTTGTAAAACATTTAAAAGCAACTTATGAAAAAAGATTACTTAGACATTTTAGCAAATCTAAAAGAAACCGATAATAAAAGCAAAGGCCCTAATGATAGGGTCTTGCTTATAGATGGTCTTAATACTTTTATTAGATCTTATACTTGCAACCCTAGTACCAACGAAGATGGAATTCATGTCGGTGGTATTAAGGGTTTCTTGTTATCTATTGGTTATGCTATTCGTACAATAAAACCCACAAGGGTAATTATATGCTTCGATGGTAAAGGTGGCTCTGCAAGACGTAAAAAGCTATTCCCTGCATATAAAGCTCAGCGTACTTTTAATGTCAGGCTAACCAGGATTAATTCCAATACTAGTGTAGAAGACGAAAAAGTTTCAATGGGTCAGCAAATCCAAAGGCTATCTCAATACCTGGACAAACTACCAGTAACTGTAATGTCTCCGGAACGTATAGAAGCAGACGATGCTATAGCCTATATTGCAAAACAGGTACTACCAAATAGCCAACACTTTATAATGTCTACAGATACAGACTTTTTACAATTAGTAGACGAACGCATTCAAGTTTGGTCTCCTACTGCTAAAAAGTTCTATTTCAGAAAAGACATGCAGGAAAGGTTCAACCTTAAACCAGAAAATTATATTCTTTATAAAAGTCTGGTCGGGGACAAGTCAGATAATATTCCTGGCATTAAAGGCTTAGGCCAAAAAACATTAGAAAAACGTTTACCAATATTGTTCGGTTCAGAAACTATTACAATGGACAATATATTAGAGTATGCAGAAAAACACAAATCGGATGCAAAAGTAATAGCAGACGTAGCTTCTAATAAAGATTTATTGGAGCTCAATTACAAATTAATGCAACTAGAAGAAGTAGAAATTTCTGGTCAAGCCAAAGAATCTATTCGCAATATTGTTAATAGACCTATGCAAAGATTGGTTAAGTTCGAATTCCTTAAGTATGTATTAGAAGACCGTATTACAATAGTAAAAAATCCCGAATTCTGGCTTAGAGAATCTTTTCACTTTTTAGATGCTATGTCAGCTATAGACCAATAGGAAAAATATGACCGACCGACTATCCGACTGGGGCTATAACTTTCAGATAAAGTTAATATCCTCCCTTTTTACAGACCGCTTATTCCTACAGCAAATATCAGACATTTTAGAACGAAAGTTTTTCGAGTCTGAGGCTAACCAATTTATAATTGGAGTGATTTTAGATTATTTCCAGGAGTATAAAGATGCTCCTACAATGGAAGTATTAAAAGTTAAACTCAATGAATTAGATAATGATTTATTGGGTGAAACAATCAAAAGTCATTTAAAGGATGTTTATAAACAATTTGAAGCAACTGACCTTCAGTTTATTAAAAGTAAAACTTTAGATTTTTGCAAAAACCAAGCCTTAAAAAAAGCAATTGTAGAGTCGGTAGACCTTCTGCAAGTTGGGGAATTTGACGAAATAAAAGTTAAGATAGATAATGCCATGAAAGCTGGCGTAGAAAAAGATCTTGGTCATGATTACAATAACGAAGTTGAAATAAGATATCAAGAGTCAGTCCGAAATCCAGTTACTACTGGTTGGGATGTTATAGATGACTTAGCTGATGGTGGCTTAGGTAAAGGTGAGCTAGGAGTTATGGTCGCTCCAGCAGGTATCGGTAAATCTTGGGCGTTGGTTAATGTTGGGGCTAATGCTGTTAAAGCAGGTCTTAATGTTGTCCACTATACCTTGGAACTGAATGAGCATTATGTCGGTATGCGATACGATTCTGTTTTCACAGGTATAGCGAACCAAGATTTACGTTACCACCAAGATAAAATTGCAAAAGTTGTAGAAGAATTGCCAGGTACATTAACCGTAAAATACTATCCAACAAAAGGTGCTGGTATAAATACCTTATCTGCACACTTAGAAAGGTGTAGAGTTAATGACAAAAAGCCGGACCTTATTATAGTAGATTATGCTGATCTACTTAGGGGAGCTAAAGGTTTAGAAAAAAGACATGAATTGGGTAATATTTATGAAGATCTTAGAGGAATGGCTGGAGAATACCAAATACCAGTATGGACAGCTTCACAAGCAAATAGATCTGCACTTCAAGAGGATGTAATTCAAGCAGACAAAATAGCAGAAGATTATTCTAAAATAATGACAGCAGATTTTGTTGCTTCACTATCTCGAAAAATAGAAGATAAAGTCGCTGGTACTGGGAGATGGCATATTATTAAAAATAGATTCGGACCAGATGGAATTACCCTTCCTAGTAAGATTAATGCCTCTAATGGTAAGATGGAAATATTTGAATCCAATACTATCCAAGGTCAAGAAACCCAACAACAAATAAATGGTAGTAGCGAGTTTATGAGAAAAATGTTAGCCCAAAAATTTACTGAATTAAACGACGCTAAACCATAGGTTATATAATCATATAATGATAATTATTCTTGCACCAAAAACAAATCGGAAAAATACATGAGTAAACTATTTAAAGAAAGAGTGGCCTATAAGCCGTTTGAATATCCTATTTATTATAATGAAGGTTGGCTAAAACAAGCACAAGCATTTTGGTTGCATACTGAAATAGCTATGCAAAGTGATGTAAAAGACTGGAAAGAAAATTTAACCCCATCTGAAAAAAATCTGGTAGGTAATATACTATTAGGATTTGCTCAGACTGAATGTGCAGTATCTGATTACTGGACAGGTATGGTTACTAAGTGGTTTCCAAAACATGAGATTAAACAAATGTCTATGATGTTTGGTAGCCAAGAAACAATACATGCAGTTGCATATAGTTATCTTAATGAAAGTTTGGGTTTGGAAGACTTTGAAGCATTTCTACATGACGAGGCAACATCAGCTAAGTTCGAAATGTTAATGTCTACAAAAGCAGATTATACACATAATGATTTAGATACAAACCCTGAAGCCCGTAAGGAAGTTGCTAGAAGTCTTGCGATATTTAGCGCATTTGCAGAAGGTGTTTCTCTTTATAGTTCTTTTGCAGTTTTATATAGTTTTCAAATGAGAAATCTATTAAAAGGTGTAGGCCAACAAATGAAATGGTCTGTTAGAGATGAGTCTTTGCATAGTAGAATGGGATGTCAACTATTTAATCATATGTGTGAAGAATACCCAGAACTTAGACAAGAGTCTGAATCTTCTATCTATGAAGCTGCAAGGCTTATTGTAGAATTAGAAGAAAAGTTTATAGATAAAATGTTTGAAATGGGCGACTTAGAAAACTTAACTGCTTCAGACTTAAAAGAATTTATTAAACAAAGAGCTAATGAAAAACTAAAAGAGCTTGGTTATAAACAGATCTTCATAGTTAATCAAGAGCAAGCAAGTAATTTGGAATGGTTCTACCACTTAACAGGTGGAGTTACACATACAGACTTTTTTGCTATAAGATCTACTGACTATAGTAAAGCAAGTGAAGATGATAATTGGGACGATATATTTTAAAAGGTTATAGATGAAAAATCATGCAAAACATTTAGGATGGGAAGTAGATGTAGATTTCCCGGGTTGGGCGAACACGCCAGTATATGTTGCTACTATAAGCAATGGATATTTACAAGATGGTGAAACGCCAAAAGATGCTTACTGGCGAGTATGTACAACTGTAGCTAAAAGACTGGAAAAACCGGAATTAGCTACAAAGTTTTTTGATTACATATGGAAAGGATGGTTATGTCTAGCTTCTCCAGTATTATCAAACACTGGTACTGAAAGAGGACTACCAATTTCTTGCTTTGGTATTGACGTAGCAGATTCTATCCATGATATTGGAAACAAAAACTTGGAAATGATGCTACTAGCAAAACATGGCGGTGGAGTTGGCATAGGTATAAACCAGATAAGACCAGCAGGTGCTAAAATTACCGGAAATGGTACTTCTGATGGTGTAGTTCCATTTTGTAAAATATTCGATTCTACAATCTTAGCAACAAACCAAGGTTCTGTACGTAGAGGTGCTGCTAGTGTAAATCTTAACATAGACCATAAAGACTTTGACGATTGGTTAGAAATTAGAGAGCCCAAAGGTGATGTTAATAGACAGTCTTTAAATATGCATCAGTGTGCTATAGTTGGTGACAAGTTTATGCGAAAGTTAGAATCTGGCGATAAAGAGTCTAGGCAAAAGTGGATGAACCTTCTAAAGAAGAGAAGACAAACAGGTGAGCCTTACATTATGTATAGAGGTAATGTTAACAAGCAAAATCCTGAGGCGTATAAGAAAAATGCCTTAAAAGTTTATATGACTAACATCTGTAGTGAAATAGTACTTCATACAGATCAAAACCATTCATTTGTTTGCTGTTTAAGTTCTTTGAACTTATCTAAGTATGATGAATGGAGAGACACAGATCTAATCTATACAGCAACTTGGTTTCTGGATGGAGTATTAGAAGAATTTATACAGAAAGCAAAATACAGACAAGGATTTGAAAATGCAATTAGAAGTGCAGAAAAAGGTCGCGCTCTTGGTCTTGGGGTTCTCGGTTGGCATACTTATTTACAGCAACGAGGCATCCCGTTCGAAGGACTTCCAGCCCAATTCGAAACAAGAAGAATATTTGGCCAAATTCAAACGGAATCGGAACAAGCATCGAGAGACTTAGCTACAGAATATGGCGAACCTCTTTGGTGTGTAGGTACAGGAATGAGAAATACTCACTTAAGGGCAGTAGCTCCTACAGTTTCTAATAGTAAATTATCTGGGGGTGTTAGTAGCGGGATAGAGCCTATACCCGCAAATGTTTATACTGACCAAAGTGCTAAAGGAACTTTCATTAGGAAAAATAGAGAGTTAGAAAAAGTCTTGCGAAAAATTGGTCTTAATACGAAAGAAGTATGGGATAAAATTTTAGAAGATGGTGGTAGCGTGCAGGATCTAAACCAATTAGATTCTTGGTGTTATGTATTAGGAAAGCTTGTTAAAATAGAAAATACAACAGACTTGGACGAAAAAATACCTGTAAAGGATGTTTTTAGGACCTTTAAGGAGGTTAATCAGTTGGAACTTGTGAAACAAGCAGGGATTAGACAGCAATATGTAGACCAAGCCATTTCTTTAAATTTAGCATTTCCTAAAGAAGCAACTCCTAAATGGATAAACCAGGTTCACTTGGAAGCTTGGAAGCAAGGCATAAAAACACTATACTATGTAAGAACAGAATCTGTATTACGTGGAGATATAGCAGCAAAGGCTATGGAAGAATGTGTAAGTTGTGAAGGATAATACCCTTTAAAATATTTTTTTATTTAAATAAAATTTGTTATATTTAGGTTATGATAAAACTAATAGAAGGTGCTAGAAATTCTGGCAAAAGTTATTTACTTCAGTGGGCTAAAATTAAGCCTTATAAATTTGACTTTCCCCATTGGTATGGTAAGTTGAAGTTAAACAATGAAGACCGTGAAACCCATTCATTTGCATTAAGTAAAGAAATACTATTACATGAATTAAATCGTGATGGTTTTTTATGTGAAGATGTTTATGTTGATAGAGGAATTCTTACTGTTCTTACTTGGGGTGTTTTAAAAGATAGAATATCTATGGATGAAGCTATAAAACAGCTTTGGCATTTCTCAGAAGCTGGATTATTTGATAATTGTGAAATAATTTATATTTCCGGTAATAATCCTAGGGAAAGAGGTGCTAAAGATTTATGGGACGATTCAGATAAAAATAAAGAAAAGAATATCTATGAATTCCTTTTAGGTGAACTTCGAGAATCTGCACCTAAGTGTAAAATAACTAGGTTTACAAATGATTTCAATCTAATAGACGCAGTGACATTCAGAAATAAAATAATATTAAATCAGGAATATTAATATGTGTGGAATTTTAGTAACTGCTACCGAACCTCGAGCATATTCTATTGCACATAGAGGTACTGAATTCAAGTCTGTAAAAGCTGGAAAGGTAACTTTAACCCATTACAGATTGCCAATTCAAACTTTAGATAATGATGAATGGGCTATGCCTTATGAATATTTACCAGGTAAGTACTTACTTTTTAATGGTGAAATATTTAACTATGATAGTAAGTTTGGTTCTGATACTGAATACCTTGTGGACTTTTTCAGAAGAGTTGGTGATATTAATATAGAAACTTTATATTGTCATAGACCTGAAATATGGAATTGGGATGGATTTTGGTCGATTGTTTTATTTGATTCTGAAAATAGGAATGTAGTAGCTTTTAATGATCCTTTAGGTAAAAAACAATTATATGTGAATGACCTAGGTGAAATTTGTTCCGAAGTAAATCCTTTGGTTTTACCCTATGATGAATTAGATCCTACATATTTAAGTACT